GGCTCTAGTGGTGACTATGCGCTACCTCCTGATGGTGAGTCTATTGTTCTCACATTTACGGAGTTTAGTGATGCATCGACTGTTGAGCTTCAAATTGAGGGCGTAGGTAACTCATTGAAAATCAATGGTTCATTTGTTACTCTTCCCTCCGGGTCTCCCGTCACAGCCACTTACTCTGTTAGCGGTCTGTCTACTATCGAAATCATCTTTAACGGTGGTTCTAACTACTGCTACGTAGGTTCGATTACAGTTGATGGTCAAAAATTAGTGGATCCTGGTATCTCAGGTGCAACACTAACCGGTAATAAAATCCTCACCTTCGCCGACAACACCGACCTGGATTACTTCAGCCCTGGGGATGTGGTGCAGGATCGTTCCGTTACTGTTTCAGAAGTACCTGATCCATCTCTGGCTATAGATGGTGATATCTCGACTTACTCTGAAGCTACCTCGATTAAATTTGTATTCGGAACACCACAAGTCGGTCTAATTCGGGCTTACAACAACGGAACTACTGGTGGTGAACTGGTACGAGTAGATGCTAACGATATAGCGACGTTTTATACCAGCTCAGATCGGACTTTATGGTTTGAAATTTACACAGCAACTGCATTAACAGAACTAACCTTAACAAGGGTGTATGCAAGTGACAAAGATCCTTCCGCTAGTAAGCTCAGAATTGGTGCCATTGAGGTGGATGGTACCATTGTAACTCAAGGTACTAATACTTCTGTCGTCTCCGTAGACACCGCCAACAATCAAATGGTTGTTGATGGTGGTAAGTGGGATACGTCAAACCAAAGTGAGGTTTGGAGTAACAGATGTCTTCTGAAAAGTGGAGCCTTTCACCCGTTCAGTCGGGAAAGAGATGTTGAGAACCTGTTTAATGGAGTGCTGACAAATAATGATCCGCCTGTAGCTAATCAATTCCTCGAATTTGATGGAGCACAAAATAGTTCAATATCAATAAATCCAGCTATTGCGGCTACAACAAACGAAACTATTAAAATCTGGTTAGCCAGCTACAGCGGATACAACCCAGGCAAGATGAATATAAACGGAACTACTATTGATGTTCCAAATGTTCCTTCAAATAACAATGGACCAATTCTTGTGGATACGGGTGTAACTTCTCTAAATGAGTTAGGCGCTGATTCACAGAACTTGCGATTTTGTGGAATGGTAGTTGACGGCAAACTCCTCGTGGACGCTGTCAACGATAGTCGGGTTTGGAGTAATCCAGCAAATTGGACTGTTGCCAACATTGAAAATGGTTCTGTTGACAACATTTTTAACGGCAATATAACTGAAGGCTTGGGGTTTGCCTCCAACGGATCTGGAGAATGGACAATTCCCAGCTCTTATGACATTAAAGGTGATTTAAAAGTAGCATCTTTTGTTGGTACCAATGACGATTCCTTGCCTCAATTCTTTTACAACGGTGTTTGGAATACTCCAATTGAACCTAACGCAGGTGCAACAGGTGCAGATTACACCTGGGATACTGGGTCAAACGTAGTAACTGGATTCAAATTTGCCGGTTCGGCTGGCAGCTCTCCTGCGGTCACTAGTATTTATGTAAACGGCAAGCTCCTAGTCGACGCAGGCACAGACCGTGGCCTTGGCGACTCCTCCATCTCCCTACCTCCCCTAGAAGCCTCTGCAACCGACGTGGTTGGTGTAGATGGTAATACTCTCCAGATTGATGGAGTGTCGGGCACTTGGCATACAGGACTACACATTAAAGGTGCACAAGTTACATCATATGCACCTTCTCCTAATTCAATTGTCTTCACTTCGATGAATGGCGGTACAACTCCTGTCACTGGTACAGATGCATCTCTAACTAGTCGTGTCTGGACTCTTGAACAGAGTAATAGTCAAAGCGGACCTTGGACTGCTGTAGGCGAGTATGTTGATACTAGCGCTAATGATAATCAAGATGGTGCTACTCCCTGGGAAACTAAACCTCAGTTAGAACCTAATACTTACTATCAAGTTAAAGTTAAATATACCTCTGATAATGCGTCTCCTGAGGAGTCCACATTTAATACATTCAAAACAGGAGATGAATGAGTAATTTCTACCAACGCTTTAGTCCTGAGATCATTACTGAAAAAGAAATGATCGATCGTTATGGAACCAATAAGCCTATCCCGGAACTGAACATTGTTAGTACTGAGGAAGCTAAAAGGATTGTAGAAGCTGAACTTAAACTATTAACTAAATAATGTCATTTCAATATCCAGCTAATCCCTCTGACGGTGACATCATCGTTAGAGGCGATATTCTAGCTAAGTACACAAAATCGAATAATACATGGCAAGTCAGTCAGCTTGATACAACCTTTGGTATTGCTGGACCTACGGGTCCGCAAGGTCCTAAAGGTGACAAAGGTGACGACGCACAACTGAATATTGGTGGCATTGTTCCTACAGCAGAAGACCTGCCTACTCCTGGCTTCCTTGATCAAATCTGGATTACTGAAGATACTGGACATGGCTGGGTCTGGAATAACGTTTCATGGATTGATATTGGAACTATCTTGATGGGTCCTCAGGGACCTACAGGAGAAACTGGTGAAACTGGACCTACTGGACCTCAAGGTGGCCGTGGACCTACTGGACCTCAAGGTCCTCCAGGACGTGACGGTGATCAAGGTCCAGCTGGATCACAAGTTGTTGCTACCACTGAAACCCTTGGCTCTGTCAAGATTGGCCGAGGACTTGCTATCTGGCCTGACGGTTCTATTCATGCAAATAAAACTGATGTCATCATCGAGACTGCACCTATCCCTGTCGATGACAACGGACAGTCCCGTGCATCCATGTATGAACCTATGTACATCACCATGGGTGAAGCTAAGCAAGAGACATTTAGAGAAGGTTCAACTAGACCTCAGTGGTCTACAGGTACTGAATATGTAACCATGCCTGTTGAGGCTAATGCTGCCTTGGTTTGGGTATTCTATTACTCTAACCTTACTATTAACCCTCAAGTCCCTCATACTGTGGGCAATATTAGAGCAGTACGTGGTTACATCCGCAATAAGATGCGCATCTCAGGTGCTACCTATGACTCTGGTCTAGAAGATCAAATGGGTAGTGCTATGACGCATAATCTTACTGTGCCAATGAACTCAGAAATCTTTGCTAATAGAAGTTCAAACCTTACCCTATCTAAGTTTAACCAGATTAGCTTCGATCCAGGCGGTACTGTAGTTGCTTTTCAGTATGAATGTAATATCGATAAAACAGGTTGGTCTATTATGACTGGCGGTTTTGCACGCATGATTGTCATGCCGTATATTAATCGTGACGGTCAGAATGCACTTTATCCTGAAGACGACTATGAACTTCCTACTGATCCTCTAGCACGCGGTGTTGCTAAAGCACAGCGAAATGTCTCGGCATTTAGTACGCCTAGTAAGAAATGGTTTGACCTTATTGCATTGGAGAATCAGATCATTCCGTTTGATGACCCAGACTCCGAGCTTCCTATTGGCGGATCACCTGCTGATACCCAAAAGGATGATGCTGGTGAACTGAAGGTCATGATTAACGAAGGGTTGATTCAATGTGACCAGTTGAGTACTTATTACAAAGATAATGATACTCAAGTCTATGATCTTGTTCAGACATATCGTACTCAACTCCTAGAACTTAGGAATGAACCTGGACCGTCCTCTGTTGTCTTTGATGCCTGTCAGGTAATTACAGATAACTTGAATGGTATTGCAGATTATAGCTTCCGCTTTGAGGTGGATGTATGAGAAAAGTAGAAGAACAAAAAGTACAGACTAGAAACTTCCCTTTCCCTTCCTCTCCTGAGGATGGTGTCGTGGTGTTCCATCAAGACATGGTCTGTCAATACTATGCCTCATCTAACACCTGGGCATGTTCCCGACTAACTGATTATCAATGAAAAAGAAGGCCACTGAAGACCAGTTCAACGAACTTCATGGCCTTGTGACTAAAGAATTCCTCTCTCGCATTAAGTCGGGAGAGGCTACTACACAAGACCTGAAAGCCGCTTGCGACTGGCTTAAAACTAATGACATTAGCGGTGTTGCTTATGACGGTAACCCACTGGATAAGCTCTCCAAACTAATGCCTACTGTTGATCCCGAATTAGTACAATCTCGACTCTATGGCAGGAAAAACGTCTGACTATTACAAAAAGAATCCTAAGGCTGCCGCACGTAGAGTAAAGCAGCAGGCAAAGTACAACAAAACAAAGAAAGGTAAGAAACTAATTAGCGGTGCACAAAGTCTTAGAAATAAGCTTAAGTGCAAGAAAGGAGAAGATGCATCTCATACTGGACCTAAATCTGGTAAATGCGAGAAGGCATCGAAGAACCGAACACGCCCTAGAAAGGGTAAAAAATACGCTAAGAAATGACACCTTTACTTCCCTCTCCTGATTATTACACCCAAAACTTAATAGCTATGACATCCTCTGAAGCAAAGCGCCTTTGGAGGCGCAGCATTAAGGAACATTTTAACCAAACATGCGTTTACTGTGGAAAATCTTATGACCTTAACTTACTTACTCTCGATCATGTTCATCCTCGCTCTCGTGGCGGAGAAGACATCACCTCGAATGTTGTATGCGCCTGTCATAAGTGTAATCAGGCAAAAGGAAGTTCTAACTGGCTCCAGTGGATGAGACAAACATTTGGTACTTGTCCACTAAGGGAGAGTTTAATTCTATCTCACATACGATAATTTATGGCACACCATGGTCAACCGATCATGGATGCTTTATCAATAGTTGGTAATACTGTAGGACAAGGTATTGATGCATTATATGCAGCTAGAGATAAGCATCTAGGAAAACCAGAAGGTCCCTTTTGGGACACAGTCGATAAAGCCAATCAATGGCTAAATACAAGTCCTATTTCACCTATTAAGCATCTCAATGAACTTGATAAAGATGCTGAGACCGTAGGTGAGAACTTAGGTAAAAAACTCAACTTAGCTCCCGGTCTCGGTGCCCTTTTGATGGGCACTGTTGTCCCTGGACCTGGAGAGGTTAAAGCAGCTAGCAAACTGCCAAAAGTTAAACCAACTAAAGCAGTACGTGATGCAATGGTTGATAACAATCAATTCCCTAATCGTGCTGACATGAGACCCGCTGACTTTAGAGGTGTTAGTGGTGACGTACAAGCTGGTGTTAAAGGTGAAGCTATCCGTATGGAAAACCGTAAAGGTTATAAGGTAGCTAATACTGGTGTCCCTGAACCTAACTCTAAGACACCTCGTCCTTTCACTCCCCATCATCGTATGGGTATCCAAGATAACCGTGCATTCTTTGCAGGTAAGACTGGACCTGAAGCTAAGAAGCGTAGAGAAGAACTAGCAGCAGCTGGTCTTTTCCCAGGTAACCAAGACCTTAACTATGAACCTCTATTCGATGGTGTTAAGTCTGCTAAGTCTGCTAAACGAACAGGCATACGCAGTACTGACCACGATGATGTCCATAGACTAAGTGATGCAAGACGTGCACAACTTGGTATTAAAACCAATAAGAAGAATCGTGATCTTGATACCTTTAATGGTATTCCTATTAAAGATCTACCGGAACCTCTCCAACGTTCCCTACAGATTCAACTTGGATGGGAGGATGAGTTGATTATTGATAAAGTTCAAGGTGGACGATTCAAAGCATTCAATAAAAAGTTTGGTCACCTATCTCCTGCACAACGTAGGGATATTATCCTCAATCATCCTGAACAATTCGCTAACCTATCCACTAAGGAATAGGTATACGCTCTCAGAGATACCTAGGAGGGCCTACAAGGCTCTCTTATCCACCTCTATGTATATATTGACCTATGAACACTTTAGACCTCTTACAGGACGATTTTAAGCTCTTTCTTCAAGCAATGTGGACGCAGTTGGACCTTCCGTCTCCTACTCGTGCGCAATATGCTATCGCGGATTATTTACAACATGGTCCCAAAAGACTACAGATACAAGCATTCCGAGGAGTGGGCAAAAGCTGGATCACCGGTTCGTTTGTGTTGTGGCAACTCTTCAGGGATCCTGAGAAAAAGATAATGATTATCTCGGCATCTAAAGAGAGAGCCGACAACATGTCTATCTTCTTACAAAAACTAATTATTGAAACCCCATGGCTTTCTCATTTACGGCCCAAAGACGATGGTGCAAGATGGTCGCGAATAAGCTTCGATGTGAATTGCTCCCCT